CACCTATACCGGGGATGCTCTTGCTGACGTTGTAGAACGTCTTTATTGTGTTTCCGGCTTCTTTTACGTTCTTATTTACGTCTCTGAAGCTTTTGTTTAATTCAGCGAAATCAATACTTATTTTTCGGGCCTTAGTCGCCTCGTTTACTGTTTTGTCTAGTCGCTTAATGTCCTTCTCAGCGTTCTGAGTCTCAGCCGTTACTTTGAGCTGAAAATCAGCCACTGACCTTCCCTATGCGCTAGCCGTATGTTACGGCCGTTGATCTGGCGGGGTCATCAGCGCGGCGAGCACATGGATCGGAATCAGGTGCTTTCTTCCGAGCTCGCTGAGAATGAACTTCGTCGGCTGGTCCGGACCCTGGGCCTCCGCGGTTGAAGACGGCCGCCAGTCCGGGTAGGGCAAGAAGTCCTTGACCGCGACTTTCGGCGCGGGGCGCTTCGAGCCCGAGAACCCGTGCGCGACCTGCAGCACCAGCTGTGTCAGCCGCGCCGTCGCCAGCGCGTTCATGTTCGCCTCGGCCTGTTCCCGCTGCTCGAGCTCGCGCAACACCATGCGGATCGTGCTCACCGGAGTGCGTAGGAACCGCTCTCGGGGGAAGTCGTCACTCAGCGCAGACGTGCGCAGGCGGATGTAGATCGCGTCCCAGTCCGTCGGCGCTGTGCGTAGAACTGCTTCGCAGTCCTTCAGGATCTCGTCGGGGGAGGGCTGAACTCCTGCTCCTCGTCCTCGGGCTTTCCCTCGGCTTCGGGCTTCGGCCAGCCGTCACGCTCCCAGCCGATCATGCGGAACACGTCCTCCATCAGCTTTGAGGGCATGGCTTCGGTGTCGGCTTCGGTCCAGTCCTCCAGGCGCTGCCAGTCCTTGGCCTTGGGGAGCTTGACCTCGGCCCGGTACTGCATGAACAGGGTCACGAAGGCAACCTGCTGCTCGACGGCGCCGACACTGTTCTTCTGGAGCTCCTCGAGCTCGGCGGCGTAGTCGTAGAGGAGGTCTTGATTCTCTTCGCTGGTGTTGCTAAGCAGATCGATAGCTTCTTTCGTGCTGATGCTCTTGTCTTTAGCAATACGCTGCGCCAGTTTGATTGACGCAAATGTCGAGCTGGACTGTTTACGCGAAATAACCTCGATCTGTTTGGCCTCACCAGGGACGAGGTCGTTGTACACAGGAAAACGGAAAGGTCCGATCTCGTGGTATCTCTCAACGGGGAACAGAAGGCTGGCGTACTTGCTCATCGGAGATAGGTAGAGCAACCTGCCAAGCCCTGTGTGGGAGTGGCTGGTTGATCAGCTCAGGCGGAAGTTCAACTTCAATACTAGCGTCGCCATACGCTAAGCGTATACGGTCGAAGGGATTCTGAGGCTCGACGTAGAGGGCCCCGCAATGCAAGGTCTCGCCCTCCACCCGGCAGTTCACTGCATACACAGACCGGAATGGGTCGATGAGGAGCTCGTGCTCGGGGTGGGTCGTCATGTGATGAAAAAGCCCCGCGTTAGCGGGGCATGAGGGGGTGCTTGACTCAGTTGAACAGAAAGTCGCCGGTGTCGCCCGGTGGGCTGTCCGACCAGTTGTTGAACAGGAAGAACGCGCTTGCCGGGGGCGGGCCCGAATCAAGCTGTGCGAAACGTGGCAACGAGCCCCTCCACTGGGCGCCGTACTCCACTTACGGAATAGGCACCGGTGCCGTCAACGGTCTGCGTGACGGCTCCGTCGGCGACGCGCAGGCGGTAAATCGTTCCGGCCGTGAGGTTGGCACTGGGGTTGATGGTCACCACGTTGCTCGCCAGGCTCACAGTTGCCGGCACCAGCGCGCCGGTCGAGGCAACCTCGAGGCGGTAGCCTGCGCCATCGGCCGGGTTCAGGTTCAAGCCCTGGACTGCTGTGCTGCCACCTGACGTTGTCACATAGGTGACAGTGAGGTCGCTGCTGACGCTCACTGACAACGAGTTGTCCGCGGGCGACAGTGTGGCCCACCGGCTGCCCGCGTTGATCTGCAGCATGCCGGATTGAATACCGCCGAACGACAGCGGTGCACCGCCGGCGTTGTAGCGACCGAAGACCGGGCGTCCTCGGGACATCATGTCGAAGGTGACTTCAGTCAAGCCCTCTGCTGACTTGCTCTCATTGAAGTTCATGAGAACACAGTTGAAGCCGGTGAAGTCATAGATGTAGTCACCGCTGGACCCCTGTGACTGGCCCATTTCCTTGAGGAATTCGACGTAGATTTCGAAGTCCTTGTTGTAACGGCACTTCTCGATCAGGGCGAAGCCCTCGTCGTAGTTGCCGCGGAACAGGGGTACTCCGCTCGCCTGGACCTCGGTGTCCTTCATGAAGTAGGCGGTGTTCGACGCCTGCACACGAGAACCAGTGATCAGGCTGTCAGCCCAGCCGTCATCACCTAGGATGCGGAACTCCTGGTCGTTGTCGTTGATCTGAAAGTTGGACTGCGTAATGGCCTGCAGTTCCACGTAAGACTGGCCGGCGTCCAACGTCGGCAGCGTGACGAAACCGTCGCTGGCACGCGTTGCGAAGTAGCGGCGGGGAGCGGTCAGTTCCACGGCGCGGACCAGGGTCCGGTGAGCCTTGTGGAACGACAGCCCGATGGCGTAGTCGGCCATGGTGGTGACTCCTTAGGGGATCGGGGGGTTCAGAACGGCCCCGCGGATGCGGGCCGTGAGGGCCTCGAAGGTGACCTCGGTCCGGGCCATGTACGTGACTGGGTCCCGTGGGAAGGTGCGTGCCATGCGCCGACTGATGTCGAGCATCGAGACCGGCATGCGCGTACCTTGCTTGGTGCCGTAATTCGTGAAGCGGACGTTCCAGCTTTCGATGGAAATGACTCCGCTGTAGGAACCTGGGCTTGTGATCGTGGGGACGTCCTCGATGACGCATTCGATGCCGGTGATGGTCCAGTTCGAGGGGACCATCGAGGCACCGGTGACGTAGACCGCGGGGATGCGGCTGCGGTCAGGCAGCGTGTAGTAGCCGGGCCATGCCGTGTACGCCTTGAGAGTGGAGCCATTGGCCTCGAACAGGTCGAGGACGTAGCGCTCAAGGTTGCTGCGCAGCAGCGTGACCGGTGGGTAGGCCGTCGAGATCGTCATTGCTGTGCCTCCAGGGCGGAGCGCAACAGCTGGCCGAACTTGGCCGGGGCCTCCTCGAGAGGGGCCTTCGTCCAGGGTCGGCCGGGAAAGCGAAGCCCCTCGGTGGAGACTCCGCCCTCGTGGACTTGGTTGGCGTACTCCACGGGCCAGGTGAAAGTCACGGAGCCGTCAGAGTTGACGACGCGTGTCTGACTGGCGCGCAGGCGGCCGGTGTCCACGATGTCCCGCACCTTGGGGGGTGTCGGGTAGGGCCACTTCACCTCGGAGATCTCCTGGGTGAAGCGGGCGTCGAGCCAGGTGCCGAGTTGGCGCACCGCCTGCGCGGTGGCGTTCTCGAGGGCCTGGCTGAGTTGGCGCTTGGGGGCGGGCATCAGGTTGGACCTCCGACGACGCGGAACGTGCCTTCGATCGACTGGCGCAGGTCGCGGCGGTGAGCTGCGTCCATGGCCAGGTCGAAGACCAGTTCGAAGCGCCCGCGGTAGCCGTTGACCACGGCTTCGGCTTGCGCGCCGTTCGTGATCCGCGGGTCGAGGGTTGCCGGGCTCAGTAGGCGACCACGGCAGGCGTAGGTCGTGCCATCGACGCCGCTCTCGGGCTTCCAATTCGGGGATTGGAGGCTGAGGGCGGCGAGGTACTCGATCACCTCAGTGGCCTGGACCGCGTTGCCCGTGGCGGCATCCGTGGCGGCGTAACCGGTGCCCACTTCAAACGCCAGCTGGGCGTTACCCCAAGGCGCGTAAGCGGAAACCGTGCTTGCCGGGATTGCCATGGTCAGAGGGCGAAGCCGCTGAGAGGGAGGCTGTCGAGCAGCCGCTTGTACTCCTGGCCGTAGAGCGTGGTGGCGAAACCAATGCCCATGGGGGTGCCGGAGGGTGTGCCAACCTGTTGGCCGATCTGCATCGTCCGAGTGGCGAGCAGATGAGCCGCCAGGTAGCTGACGGCTTCGGTGTGAACAGTTCCCCACGTAGTGGCCGGAGCGGAACGCCCGGCCTCGGTCAGCGCCCCTTCGACCACCGAGAGCAATTGCTCGCCGAACTCGGGGAAGCGGAGGAGAAAGGCGCTGGACGTGGGGACTGCCATCAGCCGTTCCCTTCAGTGATGGCGCTGATGCGCTTGGCGATGGCGTTCTTCAACCGGATGCGGGAGTCCTTGGCGTCCCAGCGGCGCAGTTGGTCCAGGTCGAAGCTGGCCTCCACGAGGTTCATGGCCTCGGTGAGGGGCAGGTCGGCGATGGAGTCGTGCGCGACTGGGGTCGTCGTGGCCTCGGCCGCGGGCTCCTCGTCCTGGATGCGCAGGGCGCCGAGGGAGAGGAGGTTCTTGACCACGTCGTAGTCCTTGATCCTGTTCCAGGTGTCCTCGGGGAAGTCACGGGTGACGCCCGAGGTGACTTGGATGTGATCAGGAAGGCCGCCGCCATCGACGAACGAGAAGCCGATGGTGCACTCCTTGTCCATCGGAGGGTTTTCAAGTTCAGGGCGGTAAACGATGATCATGACTAGGTGTGAAGAACAGTGCAACCCATTCAGGGTAGGTGGGAAAAGGCGAGAAAAATCAAGCCTTTTCCAGCACCATCGCGCTCTTGGGGTAGTAGAGCGAGAGACCACCAACGCGGGCGTGGGCGGCCACCGTGAACTCGAGGGCCTGACGCAGGGGAGGCAGGAACTCCAGCGGCTGCGGGACGTGCAGCTGCAGCTTGTCCGGGCTGCGGTCGTACACCAGGATGCGGTCCTTGGACAGGACGCCACCCGACTTGGAGGCTTCGAGCTCGTTGATGGGCTCGATCGCCGTGATCATCGGGTTGGTGCGCAGGTAGAACTCCATCACGGTGGTGTCCGAGGTGGTCGACCTCGGGGTGGTGGAGATGATGCGGTACACGTTGTAGGGCACCAGCATCGTGTTGGGCATCTCCTTCATGTTGGAGTTCTGTACGAGGCGGGTGGGCACCTCGTTCAGCAACGACAGCATCTCGTCGGTGGTGGTGCTAGCACCATCGAACCACTTGTCGGGGACAAGCTTGTCGACTTGGTCGTTGTTGAAGAAGCCCTTCATGCCGGAGGCAGCGTCGCCGAAGTAGGCGATCTCCTGCATCTTCTCCTCGTAGGCCCGGCGCACCGCGTTGGCGCGGCGCTGCTCCAGGTTCATGCCGGGCACCATGGCGGCGGCACGGGTTTCCTGGATGGTGTAGGCGAAGGAGCCGCCGATGCTGCGAACCGGCAAGGTGACTTCCTTGCGGAGCACGTCAGCGCGGGGCAGGTCTTGGGCCTTGTCGCTGATCACCTTCATCGAGCCTTGCTTGTCGAAGACGCGATAGGTGAAGGAGTCGGCGCCGGGACCGACCTCGGTGGAGATAGGGATCAGCTGGCTGTACTTGATGTCGGCGTACTCGACCTCGAACGTGCGGCTGAGAATGGTCTCGAGCTCACGGGCGAGAAAGACGCCGACCTCGTCGTTGCGAATTTCGGTGGTCATGGGAGGAAGCTCCGGGATCAGTCGGCGGTGAAGGTCATACCGGGGATGTCAATCTCCAGCAGGGCCAGACCAGCGGCCGAGGTCTCAGACACCCAGCGAGCGCCGGCGGTGATCTGAGTGGTCTTGGTAGCGACGCCGGTCTTGGTGAAGCGACCCAGGAAGGCGCCGCTGACGGTGCCGGAGTGGTCGGCGTTGAAGAAGCGCACGGCATCACCGAGGGCGATGGCGGCGGTGGATCGCACCCAGATCACGCCCTTGGAGACCACGTTGATGGTCTCCTTGTCGGGATAACCGATGCGTCCGTCGGAGTACACCGGCGTCGGGACGGGGGTGTACGACATCCCCAGTTCGGCGCCCTCGGTGACGAGCGAGCTGACTGCAATGCCCTGGACGTTGGTCGTGCCAGTAGCGATCTCGACGGCGTAGGCGTCGTTGCTGGTCGGGGTGTTGTCGGTGGCGACCAGTACACCAAAGGGAATGGCGGCGCCGGACTGGTTGCGGTAGCTGCGGCAGACGTAAGCCTGCAGGTCAGCAAGCATGCCCTCGTGACCGGCGACTTCGCGCAGCGGGTAGCTGCCCTGAGCACCGGTGGGGTTGGAAACAGTAGTGGCGGTGAATGCTACGGCCATGGAAAGAGCTCCTTACTTGGTGGCAGTGAGGGGACGCTTCCAGGCATCCGCCTGCTTCGCGCGGTAGGTGTCCACCGGGGAAGCGGGGCTGCGGCCGGCGCCCTTGAGGGCATCGCGCAGGTTGGCGGTGCTGTCAGCGCGGTCGGCAGAGTCTTCCTTGGCTTCGCCGTCGCCGGCGTCCTCGGTGTCATCGCCTTCCTCTTCGTTGCTGTCGTCCTCGGAGTCGGCGCGAGCGACAAGGATGCCCTCCACGACGCCCTGGATGTAGGCGGGCTCAGCGTCTTCGCGGGGGGCGGAGCCGGTGAGGTTCTCGAAGGCTTGGGTGTACAGAGCGGCGTCGTCGATGCCGTCGAAGTGGAAGTCTTCGGCGAATGCGGGAGCCAGCTTCTGCAGGGTGGCGAGGCGGGCGGCGACGAGTTGATCGAGCTCGGCGGTGTCGATGCGGCTTGCGCCGGCGTCGATTTCGGCCAGGCGCTCTTCGAGGGCGTCGGCGCGGCCTTCAGCGGTTTCTTTCTCGAAGGAGACGGAGTCGAGGTCTGCTTGGAGGGCGTCGAGCTTGGAAGAAAGCTCGTCGCGCTCGTCAGTCACAGCTTTGAGTTGGCGCCCCATGTCCCGTGCGAAGGACTGGACCGCGGTGGCTGCTTCTGCGGGCAGATCGATCTCCAGGCCGTCGAGTTTGACGGTGGCCATAACGGGAGATGCAGGTTGACAGGGCTGGAGCGCCGATCCGCTGTCGCGGATCCACTCGGGATCGAAGGAGACAGCGTCGGCCGCATCCATGCGATCCATTAGGAGTCGAACCTCCGGGCCAGCCCGGCCGCGGGGAACGATGGCGATGTGGTTGACCCGGATGTTGCGCTGGACGCCGGCGTACTCCTCGCCCTCGGGGGTGAGACCGGGGGTGGGGTCGAAGTCGACTTTGTAGCCGGCGGAGACCTCGGTGGCGTCCTTGCGCTTGATCTTCTCGATGGCGTCTTGGTCGGTAACAACCAGGGCGACTTCGACAAAACCGTCGTTGTACCGGACCTGGCTACCGGAGTAGCCGATCTGGAACTGCTTGGTGTTCGCCGAATCGAGCAGGACCGGGGGGTGGCCCCAGGTCGCGGGTTTCATGCCGAACGTCGTGAGGGAGTCAGGGTTGCTGACCTCCTCCGGCGGACGGTATTCCCGAACTTGAGAGCCGTCTGCACGTCGGTAGAGCTGGGTCCCCGTGCGCGCCGCACGACACCAGACGCGGAGGTAACCCTCCTCGGTGGTTTCGCTTCCCGTGATGGGCGCGAAGTCGTAACGAGAAACAGACGTTTCCATGGCGTCAGATTACGTGATTTCGGTGTAGTGAGTAGCCTTAAACGGTGAGCGAGTCAGCGGTGTGGCCATTCACAGGCAGCTAGAGCTATGTCGCAGAATTCGTGGCTTGCGTATTGCTGCTGGACTGACTCAAATGCAAGTTGCAGAGGTGCTAAGAGTCAGCCAAGCTGCTTACAGCAGGTTGGAACATGGTGAGATTGAGGTATCGCTTAGTAAGTTGTTTGCTTTGGCTGAGTTGTACAGGATTACTCTGGAGCAATTGATTGTAGGGATCTAGGCGTTATACACTTCTGTGTGCCAGACAACGGCACCTTCGGCAATTAGGCGGCGCTTGATGTCTGCAGCTTCGTGCACTGGGCATAGCAGAGTCTGAGCGCCGGCGCTGTTCCAGAACCACAGGCGGGTGAAGGCGTGCTCGGGGGGATGGGCGGGTTTCACCTCAGTCTGCTCAGGAGCGGCGACTGGCTTTGCCCGAGCACTTCCACTTCGCCCTCGAGAGGCAGAGCGGCGTGTTGCGCTCAGCGCCGGAGCAGTCGTAGCCCTCGGATTTCATGTCGCCGAAGCTGCGAGCGCAGTAGCGGTCGCCTTTGTCCGTGCCGGGGGCGATCTTGTAGCCCTTGGCGCCGTAGCGGACGGTGTTCTTGCGTCCGGTCTCGGGGTTGGTGACGGTCTTGGCGTACTTCTTGCCGTCCTCAGCGTCGCGGCGTGTCGGCGGCTGCAGCAGGACTGGGGCGTAGTGCTGGATGAAGTTGTCCCGGCGGCCGGTCTTGCGGTAGTTGGGCTCGTACCGGCGGCGCAGTTTCTCCACGGTGAGGTTGTGGGTCCGCATGCCGCTGCGTAGGGAAGCGCGGGTGGCCTTGCCGGCGGCGTGCATGGCCTTGCCGACGGCCATTCCTCGTTCGACCTCAGCCTGTGCTGCGCGGCCAATGGCGCGCTCGGCGGCTTGGTTGGCGCTACGCGCTTCGTTGTGGAGTCGCTGGGTCTTGGATTGGGGGCGGATGCCCTCCAAGGCGCCGGGGGTCAGCCGCATTGATGGCTTGCGCGCTGTGGCCCGGTGGACGACCTCGGTGACGGCACGCTGCGCGCTGCGTTGTGCAGCACCGGGTGCACCGAGGATGGCTTTGCGGCTGCCTTTGTGCAGGAGAGCGGCGCCGACAACGCCAGCGGTGAGTCCTGCGGCGATGGCCTTGCCTTTGGGGAAGGCGCCGCGCTGGTGGCAGGTCTTGCCAGCGGAGATGAAGCCCTGGCCGCAGGCGCGGCCGGGGGCGTCGAGGCGGAGCGTGGACGGGGTGAGCGTCATGGTGCGAAGCCCTCGGCCCAGACGGAGTCGCGACGCTTTGCGGGGCGGTGATTGCGCCACTTGAACGCAGCGTTACGCCCTCGGTTGACCGCCCCCTTGATGTCGGTGCCGTAGCCCTTAGCGAGGGTGCCGAGGTTCTTACCGAGATCCTGGCCTGTAGCTGCCACGTTGGCGGCGTTCTTTGCAGCCCCGGCCCAATTGCCGCGGGCCACATTGCCTATGCCGAAGCCGGTCTGCAGGGTCGGGTCGATCACAGCACGAGCAGCGCTGCGCATGTTCGCTCTCGGGTGGAGAAACGCAGTGCCAACGATTGCGGCCCCGGTAAGAGCCGCTGCGCCGGCGGCCAGCTTGACCGGCTTGTTCCACGAAGCCCTGCACTTGTGGTCTTTGGGGATACAGGCGTTGCCACAGGGCTTGGAGCCAGGACCGCAGTTCAGCTTTTTATTGCCAATGAAAACATCGCTGCGTACTAAAGTCGGAGTAAGTACCACGGCTCAGATCGCGAGTTGGTCGAGCTCGGGGGAGAAGCCGGCAGCGTAGACGGAGTCGCGGCGAGGCGGCGCTGAACTAGCCGCTACTGCACCCAAAGCAAGGCCGGCACCAAGTAGCGTGGCCCCACGAGTAACACGGCGGTTGAATACTTCACGTTTTGCGACTTTGCGCACAGCTTGTCGCATGGGATCTGTAGAGCTAGCGCTCGCCTGGATTGCGCTCCTGAGATCCTTGTTAGAGGCTCCACGCAACTGGGATGCTACGAACCTGCGACTTTGTGTTCCTCTCGTCTGGATGAGCAAGGCTGCTTGCTCTGGTGAAATGTTTACTTTTTTACCCGTTGCAGCTTCTTCTGCTGTGATGCTGCGCTCAATCTGCCTGATCTGTTTTCCGGACAGCGGTCTACCAGAAGGATTGGCATAGCCCACCACCTTTTGTGCTTGCCCCTTAGTGCACTTTTCGCCCTCGGAGATGGAGCTGTTGCCGCACTTGAGGTCCAGGCGCGCGGCGGCGTCGAGGCGGGCGCGGATGTAGGAGCGGCTGCGGCCTTGGATGCCGAGATCGCAAGCGGCGAGGTACTCCTGAGGGGTCAGGGCGTCGTTGCGGTCCATCTTCTTACCGCAGCTTCCGTCGCACTTAGCCTTGCGCTTGCCACAGTTGCAACCCTCACCGTCCATCGGCTTTTTGCCGTACATGCCACCGTCCATCGGAGCCTTGGTGGCCTTGGCGTTCTTCGCGCTGCGCTTGCGGTTTGTCTTGGCCTTCGGGGCGTCGTCGGGCTCGGCGCCTTCGCGGGTCTCTTCAGCGGCGGATTCGGCGCTCTCGTGGGCTTTGCCCTCGCCGGGCTCCATCTCCATCGGTGGACGCTTCTTGGTGGCAGCGGGCATAGCAGTAGGGCGACGCTGCCCAGGATGTGATAGGCCAGTGTAAGAACCAGTTCCGGCCTAGGACAGCGGCGTTGGTGCGAGTTGCTCGAACACCGCGGCCTTGTTGAGAGAAACAGGCTCGGTGCCGGCGCTGGCGAATGCTTTGGCGACGTCGGACTTATGCGTTTTCCGCATAGATGCGTAGTCCGGGTCCATCGAGGCCACGTCGGCGTCCCACGGGGCGAGGTAGCACCGGCAACGCGGGTGCAGCGGCACCTTGATCTCGGCGCGGCGGTAGATCTGGGCCGCTCTCGGGGCGCAGAACGGGCAGAGCCGGTCGTCAGCAGTGGCGTAGTACATCACCAGCTCGATGCCCTGCGCGGCGTAGTACGTGTTCGAAGCGTCGTTGTAGGCGCGCAGTGACTCGGTGCGCACAATCGCTTCAGCGCGGGACTTCACCACACCGAGCCGAGCGCGCATGTCCTGCACCATGGCGTCGGTGGGGCGGCCTTCGGCGATGCCTTGGGCGACGGTCTCGGCAGCGGTCTCGGCGAACTTCTCGCCGTGGCGGCGCAGGTAGCCCTTGGCCTGGCCGGCGGCGGCGATCGTCGCTTCCAGCGGTATGGAGACGTCGACCCGCGGGCCGGTCTTCACCTGACCGGTGAGCTCATCGGCGACGGTGATACCGAAGCGCCCGGCGGTGCCCACGAGGTTGCGCAGGATGCGGTCGTAGCCGTCCACGGCGTTGGGGTTGAACGACGGCACCAGCATCCGGAACTCCTGCAACAGGGCCAGGTTGCGTTGGGCGGGGTCGTTGTAGCCCGCCTGCATGTGCACCCGAGCGCGGTGGACCAGGCGGTTGAAACTCGCGTCGAGGACGCGGTTGAGCATGGTGATGGTGCCGCTCTCGGAGGTGTGGAGGAGGCGGTTGTAGCGCTCAAGCAGGTCCATAAACGCGGGCTTCGCCGAGGCGGATCAGCAACATGAGGTAGAGCTTCGTGCGAACGACGGCGTCGGCGTCGGAAGTAGATCCCGCGAGCAGCTGCGCCGGTGTAGGCAGTTCGCCCTCGGTGTCCTGCTGCATCTCGTCGGTGCGCTTGCCCTGCTTGATTAGCGCTTGAAACGCGCGGAGATCGGCGCGAGCGCTCTTGTCGCCGGCGGCCATGCGGGCTTGCATGTCCAGGACGCGCGCCTGCTGCTTCACCGATGGGATGTCCTTCGGTGGGGCGCCTGCGGTCTTGCGGTCGTAGTAGCGGTACAGCGAGCGGGTGAGGACGCTGAGCCGTTCCGCCTGAGCGGAGCGTGCCTGACCCGTGGTGATCATCCGGGCCCAGGTCTCGCAGTTGTTGTCGAGCGCGTCGTACTTCAGGCGGGCACCGAGGCTGGCGAAGACACGCTGCTCGATCTCGGATGAGCTGAACGCCGTAGTTCCTTTCAGCGCAGGGGCTTTGGCGAACACGAAGGGAGCAACACCCTTTGCGCCCGGTCCGTACTCGTACAGATTGATGTGGCCCTCGCGAAGCGCGCTGTCGGCGACACCGAAGTCAGCGAACTGATGCCGCGCCCCCTGCTTGCCCATGTACACGGCGAAGTGGGCCGTGGGGTCTTGCTTGGCGCTGCCTGACCCAAAGCGGGTGTAAACCAGATCCCCCGGCTTCCAACCCTCCTTTGCGGTGACTTTGTCGTAGTGAAGACCAATGGCCACGTCGTAACTGACTTTGGGGTCACCGGCCTGCGCTGCACGGACGGCTTCGCGGTATCCAGGCGGATTCGGTAACCCCTCGGCTTTGTAGAAACGGTGCGCGTCGAGAGCGACCGTCACACCAATCGCACCGACAGCAGCGACAACAGTGGCCAGGGCGATCTTGCGCCCCATGTGGGCGGGTTTAGCGCGCTCGGGGGCATCGGGGGCGTCCGCACCTCGCCCCTTCCGACACTCATGCGCCTTCGGGATGTGCGAGGCGCCGCAGGGCTTTCCCAGGCGGGGGTCCTCCTTGAAATCGGCGCGGGCGGCCAGGTACGTGGCCGTGCGGACGAGCTCGGCATCACCGCGGTTGCGCTTCACTTCGCGCTTGGCCGCCTCCAACGTCATACCGGGGTTCTGCCGCATCAGTTGGTAGGCGGCCTCGCCCTCGGTGGAGGGGCGTTGGCGTTGGCGCGCCGGCTGGGTGCGGGGGACCGCGCCGGTGAAACCCTCCCGCTCCAGGATCTGAAATGCCTCGCTTCGGCCGACAGTGCGCCCCTCGATCTCGGAGGCGGCGGAGACCGCGAGGCGATCACTGATGGTGTACATGCTGCGGGGCGTGCGCGCCACTTCACGAGCGTGGTACTCGCGCAACGCGAGTTCGGCGTGAGATGGTCCCTGGACCTGGCTGCCGGGGCGCACCAGCCCGAGGACATACTGCGCGCGCGACTGACGCCCGTCGATCATCGTCTGTTCCACCCCCGCGCGCCGCATTTCACGCGAGAAAAATGAGGAGGAAGAGGCATTCTCGATGGCGGATGCTCTTGACGTGTAGAAATCATTGAAAGTACCAAATGTTTCGTTGTAGACAGCTCTGGCTCGGGTCTTGGGGCTATTTGTTAGTGTCTCTTCTAGGCTTTGTGTGAGCTGTGTGCGCACACGATTATTGCTCTGACCTGTAGGCAGTGTGCCTCGTACTACTCCCTGGATGAAGGTACGTTGATCAGCGGGGGCAAGCGTGCGAGCACCACCTCGTACACTCGTCACTCGGTAGCCCTGCTGTTGCGCCAGATCGAGGAGATCGGACTTGTACTCACCGAGGCGGCGCTCTACTGCGTCTTTAATCGCACCACTTGTGAGTACATCGTCCCCCTGGAGGCCGAACTGCCGCGCAAGGAACTCATCAGTAGCAGGGCGAGCAAAGACGCTTGCACGTTTGTCACCAGTAAGCCCTACACCGTTCTCGATACGCGTCACACCCCAGAAAGCGCTCTGATGTTCCCGGTTCCAGGCGTCGAAGTCGGAGTTTGCGCCGCCATGCTTGCCGTTGACGGTCTGCAGCGCCTTCACGAGGTTGGTTCGGGCGTCTGCATCAGCGCCGGTGACCTGAGTCCGCGCAAGCTGGCCGGTCAGAACCGCTGAGGCGGGGTTGGCCTGGCGGGTGAGCTGCTCTTGAACGCCGGCAGAGACAGCTGCGCGTACCCGCGCTCGCTTGGAGCCAATACCGGGAATGGCGTCCAGCACACGGCTAACACCAAGCCGCGTGGCATTGTTAATGTTGGCGCCGACACCATCGCGGTAACCAAAAGTGTCGCTCTTCATCAGCAACGCGTGGATGCCTAAGCCACCAGTTACTACCGCGAGGCCGATGCCGATTGCGCGTGTGCGATCTTCTAGCTTTTTCTGCAGTTCTTTCTTCTGCTGGATATTGCCTGGGACGATCTTGACCGAGCCTCGGATGATCGCACGCTTACCACCTTCAACTTCTGAGAAGTTGCCTTTTACAATGCCTTTGCTGATGCGACCAAAGCCGCGTTGGATGTTGGCAAGTCCACCGAGCGGATCGGTTTTGACCGCACGCAGATGTGGATCAGCGCCTTGACCTTTGAGTCGGCAGTCCCACGTCGGCGATTGGCAGCGATTGCCGCAGCGCACGTTGGGTGGGTTGCACTGCACGTTGCGCGTGGTCTTGCGTGCGTCCAACCGCTCTCGGGCGGCCAGGTACGCCGCGGTGCGGAAGCCTTCGGGCGTCAAGGGGTGCTGGTTCTCCATCAGTACACCTCCCATCCGGCGCGGAGGGCTTCAAGTTCGCCCTCGGGGACGGGGGACAGCCCTGCCACATTCTGCCGAGGGAATAGAGCGGCCACGCCTTGCTTGGCTGTGCGCAGTGAGGCGAAGCCTGTCACATAGGGGCCCTCGAGCAGGGCGCCATCCACCGCATCGAACCGAGCGCGGTACAGCTTGTAGCTACGTGCGCGGTTGGGCCCGAAGACCATCAGCGGGGCGTTGGCGCTGGAGTCCGTGCGCTGCCCGTCGGGCCCGACAAGGTGGCCGGCGCGGATCTCACCGGCCGTGTGCGTGACGCGGATCCGCAGGCCGTGCGCCTCGTAGTTGTCGAAGACGTCGCGGCGCTTCGCGGCCGGGTCGGCCTCGGGGGGAGCTCCGGCCTCGGGTGGTTGCTCTTCCTGCGCCGGCGGGTTCTGCAGCGCCTGGGCCTGCGCTTCGTAGCCCATCATCTGGCTCTGGAACGACGCTTCGGCTTGCGCGACGAGCTGCTCCGAGACGACTTCGTTCAGCGTGGTCTCGATGCTGTACTCCGTTCCGGCAAAACGGGATTCACGTACTTCGATAGCGTTGAGGACGCCGAGGTTCACGTACTGGGCGTCGACCTGGGCCATTTGCAGGCGCAGGGCGGCTTTTTCGCTGTTGGTCTCGGTGAACACCGAGGGGAAGTGGGTCGCCCAGGACGCCGGCGGCCTGCCGCGAAGCGGGCCCTCGCGGGCGGCGAGGATGTAGGAGAACACCTCGGTGACCGGGGTGCGGCAGTACACCTCCTGCCACTGCTCGACCAGCGAGGCCCAGACGCGCTCCTCGAAGCGACCCTCCTTGCCGAGTCCGCCGGGGGAGTCGCCCATCAGGATGGAGGCGGGCCAGCCGGTGGCGGCCTGCAGATCCTTGACGAACGGGTCGGTTGCGCTCGCGATGTTGGCCAGGGCGCGGTTGAGGAACTGCAGGTCCTCCTCGACGTCGACCACCATGCCGCCGTACACCGAGCGGCTGAGGTTGTTGGCCTCCAGGCGCTTGCGCAGGTCGCTCTCGTTGCCGGAGGCGATCCGCTGGAACAGGCCGGGGATCTTGTGGACGAACAGGTCGGCGTCGGAGGTCATCGACTCCAGGCCCGACATGGCCGACTCGTAGCGCTTGAACGACTCCCAGATCAGCTGCAGAACGCTGTGGCCCCAGCCGGTGTTCCGCGCTCGGACACGCCAGGGCAGGTACAGGCCGTCGAACCGGGCGACGCGTGAGCTGTGGATGCGGACGTTGACGTACGGGCCGTCCTGCTCCGGGGTGATGCGCTGACTTGTTGTGATCCGGTAGTGACTGGGCTTGGACCAGTCGGTGATCGTGAAGTCCTCGGGGATCAGCTCGTGGCGGGACAGGGGGACGTAGCCGCGGACCGAGCGGATGCGGGTGGCATCGACGGGTTCGTCCTCGGGGAGGCCGTCGTCGATGAGCAGCACGAGGCCGGCGCCGCCGTAGAGGCGCTGCAGCTTGATCACCTCAGACAGGGACGCGTGGAACTGCGTGACCTTCAGGTACTCCTCGAAGCTGGTGATGACGTCCTGGGCGTTGGGGTCGGCGCCACCGATCGTGATTGTGGCTCGGTGGCGAAGGATCTCATCGGCGATGGCGTCGACGTAACGACGTGGGACACCGTGGCTGTAGAGGGCTTCGAGTTCGCCTTGCGTTAGGAGGTAGCTGGAGCCGACGGAGGTTGCTGTTGTCTTGTCTTTTCCGCTCACACCCATGCCGGTGAGGACGTTAACAAGTGCGCCGTCATTCCTGTTAGTACTTATATCGTTCCGGAATTTATCGGACTCAAGCAGCTCCACGGCAGGGGTGGGCGGGGGGCAATACGCACAGTCTACGAGTTGAGGCTGAATTCTTGTCAGTCGCAGAAGTCGGGAAAAATCGAGAGAAACTCAGCTTTAAGGCACAAAAACTTAGAGTCTAGGCGCAAGAACTTAGCCTCTACATACAAAAACTTAGAGTCGGTTCTACGCGTGCTCGGGGGGTCCATACGCTGGGTAAGCGGCATTCGGCGCATGGTGGACCATCACATCGATGGATCCGTCCTCCTTTCGAAGCGTCTCGCCAAGCTGCGGTTCCGGCAGGGGATTCTCGACTCCTGGAAGTGCCTATGCGCCTACTGCGGTAGGCCGGCGGGCACGCTCGATCACGTCCGCCCTCGGTGCAAAGGTGGGCACACGGTCGCGCAGAACCTGATCGCGGCCTGCGCGGATTGCAACCGGGCCAAGGGCTCGGAGATCGACTGGGTTCGCTGGTTTCGCGCTCAGGCGTTCTGGGATCCGGAGCGGGAGGCGGACATCTGGCTGTGGCTCCACTCTCCCCGAGCGGCGTAGTGACATGGGGGTCGCGAGGATCGAACTCGCCTGAGGCCGATTATGAGTCGGCTGCTTTCACCAGATAGCTAGACCCCCTGGTGTTGGACTTGGTCGGGTTGATTATACAATTAAATATGTGCGAAGAACCCCGCAGTATTCGGGGTCTCGGGGACGGCGCTGCAGGCGAAGGCCAACGCCATCACAGTATCGTCATGCGCGCCTGAGGCTGCTTCGCGGGCTCCGGATTCCTTCTGCTGGAAGGCGCGGAGCTCGTTGGGGATGGCGCCGTTCGGGAAGATCAGCTCGTCGCGCTCGAGGTAGTAAAGGATGCGGTCGGTTGCTACTACCTTGCTGGGGCGGCTAGTGCTGAACGTCTCGATAGCATAGTTGGGCAGGATGTTGGCGAGCGCCTCTGCGATCACAGCTCCCATCGCCTGCTTCTCCACGATTACCCGCTCGGGTAGGTAATCCTCAATGAGGGACTTCACATGGCGCAAGCTGTAATCAGTGCTCTTGCCGTTCTCGTGGTACATGGCCACCACTTCGTAGGGAGTGGTGGTGATGTCCAGCACCAGAGCGGTGAAGTAGTCGTTGCCCCCGGCGTTCGGGTCGATGCCGATCACGTAGGTGCGGCCGATCGAGCCGCACTCGCGCCAGTGGCCGCGGGTGGCACGGCGGATCAGGTCTGTTGGGTAGATCTGGGTGTCGGTCGCACCGAAGGCCAGCTCGTATTCGCTGTCCCATGCGGCCTGGGTCATGCGGCGGGACTCGCGGGTCCGCTGCGCCCACTGCGGGTCGGCGCCGTAGATCGGATGCTGGCTGTAGTGGATCGCGACCCGGTTCCAGGAGTCCTGGACTTCGGCCAGGGCTGTGTTCAGCGCGGCGATCTCGTGGCGGCGCACGTAGTCGTACCAGTCGACCGGCGTGCCCTGGTGCCACAGCTGGCCGAACCAGTCGAGCTCGGTGTCGGGGGTTGACGTGACGATCACCTTGGCGGCCTCGCCCACCATCGACAGGGTCGGCATGGCGCCTCGGTAGATCTCGGCAGCGCCGTCAAGGAACGCACCTTCGTCCATGAACAGGACGGAGCAGCTGGGGATGCCGCGGGCCGCGCGGGGCGACGCCGGCAGGAAGTACAGCGTGCCGCGCCCCTCGATGGCGATCTGCGTGTTGCTGTCCGTCAGATAGCGGATCGATTCGCCCTCGATGCTGTTGGCCATGGCGCGCACTCGGCGGCCAAGCTCGGAGGCGTCCTGCTGCGTCTTGGAGAAGACCACGGCGGCGAAGCCGCGCTCGGTGAGGGCGCGGCACAGCAGGTAGGAGCAGACCGTCTCCGAGGCGCCCATCTGGCGCGACTTGTTGATGATCGTGTTGGGGTGGGCGTTGATGCTCTCGACCAGGGCCTCCTGGTAGGGGTACGGGTCGAAGGGAGCCACCGTGCCGGCCGTGCGGATCCAGGTGCGTCGTGCGAACGACGGCCAGTCATCGACGCCGGGGAGCTTGGTTGGCGGTACGGCCGGGTCGAAATTCGCGGCGCGGGCAGCGCGGCGGGCCAGCTCGAGGCGGAGGCGGTCGGCGCGCCGCTGGAGCTGCGAGAGGGAGGAGGTCATCGGCGCGGGGCCTTAGGCGTCCTCGGGGTCGGCGGGATCTGCGGAGGGCAGGAGCTCGGGGCCGTCCTCCTCGGGGATCTGCATCAGGCCGTAGATCTGCGACTCCAGGTCCGACACGGTGCGCTCCAGCAGCTTGCGCTCCTGGTAGGCGGCGGCACCGTTCAGCAAGGCGCGGGAGGCGGCGATGCGGTCACTGGCGCGGGCGTTCTCGTCGTGCATGATCGAGGTCAGCGTGGCGATGGCGTCTGGCATCAGGGCGAGTCCTTTGGACTCGGAGATGTCGATCAGCTCTTGCTGGAGGGCGTAGATAGCACGTTGAACGGCGGGGCGTTTGCGCCAGTTATAGAGGGTCTTTTCTGCTATACCTAAGGCGCGCGATACTTCTCTGCAGGTTTTGCCGCGGGCGAGAAGTTCGGCGGCCATTCGTTCGCCCTCGCGGAGGCCGTCGACGATGGAGGCGTTGCGGTGGACCACAGCCCGATGCTTACTGATGGTTACCGAAGATTACCGCTTTTGAGTGTCATTGGCTTCGTCCCATTCAGGCACCAGCGTGGCGCTCAGGAACTGGGTATCGGGGCATAGTTCCTGGGCGCTGGTGATGGCGTGCGCAAGGTCACGGGCCATCAGGTGGAGCGGTGTGGCGTGGCTGAAGGTCACGCGGTACAGCTGGAGTGGCTTCATGGCTCACCCTCCACCCCAGGCACCGGCAGCGCCCAGCGGGGGAGCCAGTGGGTGTCCCCTTCCAGGGTTTCCGAGTCAAAAGTCCAGCACGGACGGATCGTGTGAGGCCCACAGGCTGGAGGTGAAAACCACCAACACCTCCCCTCCGCATCGCAATCCTCCGGCCTCGGCAGGCGCTCGCTCACCGTCACCGGCTCGATGGCGGGGCGGCCCCAGCGGGCGAGGACGGCGCGGGCGAAGGCGGCCATGCTTCCGCATTCGATCACATCGGAGACTGAACGCTCGTCGGTTTCAGACCCCCACCAGTAGATAGCGAACTCGTCCAGCTCCGCATCCGTCGGCCCCTGCGGCTCGGGCTGGGCCAGGCACTCCAGCAGATCGGCGGCGAGATGGAAACGCTTAAAAGTCGCAGTAGCGGCCTTCTGCAATGCGTAGTCAGCGTTGTATCTCAACCACGCCACCAGCTCAGCTACTTCCCCATCGGCCTGCGGCTCGGGCTTGGCGTGTTGCCAGCGGCTGTCGGGATGGCTCAAGATTGCCTCCGCCAACGCAGCAGCGCCTTTGTCGTGGTTGCCGTCAACCCTACGGATGATTGCAGCCAAACGCAGAATGTCATCTACTTCGGGCATTAGCCCCTGCGGCTCGGGCTGGGCCAGCGCGGCGTCAACACGAACAGCAAGTGGCGATTGTTTGATACGTCCACGAGGAATACCAGAGTCGATGGCATCCATCAGCTCTTGGCACAGCGAACGGAAATTGGATTCAGTCATTGTTGTTCTCCGGTAGTGGCGGTGCGGCCCCAGAGGGCGAGGACGGCGCGGGCAACCGCCGGAAACTCATGCTCCGTCATCAAGGGCTCATCCCAATCAGTCCCCGCCTCACAGTGTCGCATTAGATCATCATTTGCACGGAAAAACTTACACAGTTCCTCATCCGTCGGCCCCTGCGGCTCAGGCTGGGCCAGGGCGGCGCGGGCTCGGTCTAGCAGCCAATCAGGGCCTGGGTCGCAATCCGGCCACAGTCCTTCATTTGCTGCAATTTCTCCTGCTTGATCTCCAAATTGGAGCAGCTCGACGCACAGCGCACGAAAGTCAGTCATTGCCACCCTCCAGCTCGGCGGCGATGGCGAGGAGTTCGGCGCGGATCTCGTTGTTCTTACGGCTTCCGTTGGCCGGCACTACCTGATCCGCAGCAGCTTTCAGGGCACCGGCAATAGACGGTCTATCCATAAGAGTTGGCACAGCACGAAATCCATCTAGTACCGCCTGCGCTTGTGGTGATAGTTCAGTCATTCAGGTAGCGCCTCCAGTGCGCGGCGGATAGTGTCCCAATCAGAATCTTCTTGATATTTAGAAAGCCTTTGCAAGATTTCCAGCGCCTGCTCCTTCAAGCTCGGCGGCTTGGGGCGTCTGACGGCGCGGAGTTCACCTGCAGAGTCGAAGTAATCATTTCGGTCGAGCCATCCAACGCACGCCTCCAGCTCCTGGTCGGCGCCCCATTGGGCGGCGCGGGTGGCGATGTGTTGTTCGTACGCCCAGTCTTCTTCGTTGTGGTGCACATCTGATAGGTAGGCGTTGCCCACCCACTGCTGCACCAGCTCAGGCGGTGGGGTGATTGGGTGTTGGTTAGTCATTCCTGGTACTCCTTTTGATCAAAATAAAAACGTTCATGGAATTCACTCATAATGCATTCAGAAATTGAATCAAGAATTTGTTCTACTCCTGGA